TGAATGGTACGGGGCGAGCGCGCCTAACAAGGGATTGAAGCTCACGGCTGAGGAAGTCGCTCGGGGCATTCGAGAGCGTGAGGAAGAGGGCGAGCCGATTACGTACAGAGTGATGGACCCGGCGGCGTTTGCTGAGGATGGCGGGCCAAGCCTGACTGACCGGATGCGCCTTGAGGGTGTTGTATGGCGTCGCGCTGACAATCGCCGTGTTGGCGTTCGTGGTGCAATGGGTGGCTGGGATCAGATGCGCGCTCGAATGAAGGGCGTTGACGGCAGGCCCATGATTTACTGCTTCTCCACGTGTGGGGCGAGCATTCGGACGATACCGGCGCTGCAGCATGATCCGCGCAGACCGGAAGACCTGGACACTACGGCAGAGGACCACGCGGCGGATGAATGGCGTTATGGGTGCATGTCGCGCCCCTGGACGGCTTCGCTTCCATCACCGCCCCCGGTTCAATTCAATGACTACGCAGCACAAGAGCAGGAGGCGTCTGACTCATGGCTATGATGGATGACGCGGCAATGGTTGAGGAAGAATATCAGGGCAAGCCCCTGGACCAGCTCAAGACCATGTTCCGGTCTGCGGAGGAAACGCACCAGCCAGCCCGTGAGCTGTCGCGGCGTGACGTGGATTGGTATGACAACTTCTCGGATAGCCAATGGTCTGATGAGGAGAAGCGTGTTTTGCGTGAGCGTGGTCAGCCTGTCGTCACGTCAAACCGGATCAAGCGCAAGTTCAACTTTCTGCTTGGGTATGAGCAACGTGGCCGGACGGACCCGAAAGCCTATCCGCGCAACCCACAGGATGAGAGTGCCGCGAAGGTAGCAACGGACGTTCTGGACTATATCGAGCATCAAAGCCGCTTTGACCGGGAGGCATCGAACGCCTTTAAGGATATGTGCCTGATGGGCATTGAGGCGGCTGAGGTTGTGATTGACCCGGAAACGGCTGACATCAAGGCGAGCCGCATCGACGGGTTCAAGGTTTATTATGACCCGCGCTCTCGTGAGGGTGACTTTTCGGATGCCCGCTATATCGGGTACTCGGACTGGCACGATCTGGAAGAGGCTGTCGAGCTGTTCCCGGAAGCGCAGGAAGAGCTGGAAGCGAGCGTTGATTCCTCGGTTGCCGATGATGACTATGACGACAAGCCGGAGTCGCTGTGGTGTAGCCCTGAGCGGCAGCGCGTTCGCATCGCGGTTTGCTATTACAAGCATCGGGGCCAGTGGTGTTATGCCTACCATACCGGGTCGGCAATCCTGGAAGAGGGTGTAAGCCTTTACCTTGATGAGAAGGGCCAGCCTGCTTGCCCGATCATTGCGCAGTCTGCGTATGTCACGCGGGACAATGAGCGCTATGGCGTTGTCCGGGACATGATCGGTCCGCAGAGCGAAACGAACTATCGCCGCTCCATGTCGCTGTTCTTGTTGAAGAGCAAGCGCATGTGGGCGCGGCAAGGCGTGTTTCAGAGCCCACAGAAGGCCAAGCAGGAGGCTGCCAAGGCTAACGGCCTGGTGATGGCTGAGGGCACTTTCGGTCAGGACTGGGGCTTTCTTGGCAATGAGGCTGAGACGTCCGGCAATTTCGAGCTGTTGCAGGAAGCAAAGGCAGAGCTTGACATTCAGGGGCCGAACGCTGGCTTGCAGGGGCGCGGCGTTGAGGGTCAGTCAGGCCGGGCAATTATCGCACAGCAGAACGCAGGCTTGGCGGAAGAAAACGCCCTGTTTGACGCTCATAATGATTTCAAGCTGCGTTGCTATCAGGCGATGTGGGCGCGGGCCAAGCAGTTCTGGACGGAAGAGAAATACATTCGGGTTACGGACGATGAGCAGGCGTTCCGCTTTATGCATGTGAACGTGTTTGCGGGAATTGATCCGATGACGGGTCAGCCGATTGTGCAAAACGCTCTGGCGCGGATGGATGTCGACATCATCATTGATACGGCACTGGACACGATCAGCTTGCAGCATGAGCAGTTCGAGCAATTGAGCCAGATGGCACAGGCCGGTCTGCCGATCCCGCCGGACATTCTGATCATGGCTAGCCAGCTTACGGACAAGCAGCAGATTCTTGAGCGCCTGCAGCAGGCTCAACAGAACCCGATGGCACAGGCAGAAATGCAGCTCAAGATGGCCGGTGAGCAAGCGGACGTTGAAGAGACGCAAGCCAAAACCGAGAAATATCGCGCTGAGACCATCAAGACGAAAGCCGAGACAATCGCGACCGCCGTTGATGCAGCACAGAAGACAGGGGACATGATGACCCCGCGCGCGCCCGACCCTGGGCAGCCGCTAGACCAGATGCGGACCAGTAATGGTCCCATGCCGCCGCCGGGCCTCGGGCGATAATGGTGCCGCCGACCTATGGGCGTGGAGAAACAGATGAGCACGGAAGACAACCTGGAAGACTTTTTCGACGAGGCTGATGATGCCGCTATCGAGGCGAGTGAAGCGCAACCGGAGCCGGAGACGGTAGAGGAAGCGCCGGAAGCTGAGGCAGTGGAGCCAGCCGAGACGGGCGGACAAGAGCAGGCTGAGGAGCCTGATTCCCCGCCGCCGGGGGACGATGATAAAGCCATCACGGGGCGGATTTCCGCATTGCTTGATGAGCGCGAGAAGCGACAGGCAGCCGAGCGTAAGGCCGGTGAGCTTGAGAAGCGACTCGCAGAAATGGAAAAACCTCAAGAGGCACCCAAGCCGATTGACCCATATGAAGACCCGGAAGGGTTCCATGACCAACAGCGCGCCATGGTGGAGCAAGCCGCTCTATCGCAGCGGGTGCAGACATCCAAGATGTTTGCCGAGCAGCAGCACGGTTCTGAGGCTGTAGCGGAGGCCTACGCGGCTTTCGATGCGGCCTGTAATGCAGATCCTGCGGTTGCTGCGTTGTCTCAGTCCATTATTCAAAATCCTCACCCCATGGGCGAGGTGGTGAAATGGCACCAGCGCCAAAAACTGCTTGATGAAATTGGTGAAGACCCTGCCGCATACCGCGAACGGATCATTGCAGAGCATCAGGCGAGCGCCGGGCAGGTTACGGAAACCCTAATGCAGCAGCCAGCCAAGCCAAGGGTGCCTCCGGCACTGGGCAAGGGTGGCGGTGTGGTCGGAGATACGGGCCAAACGGACCAAGACGCTTTTGACGAGGTGTTCACTAGATAACGGAGCATCAGATGGCTACCACGACCATCAATTCCGGCTCGATTGTTACCAAATACGAGTCGAAGTATTTCAAAGAGTTCGTTCGCGAGAGCGGATTCAATCCCTATATGGGCACCTCGCCCATGTCGCCTTTCGTCGTCAAGCGCCAGCTTATCGACAAGGGCCAGGTCATCAACATTCCGCTTGTCTCCGCCCTGAATGGCGACGGCAAGGGAACCGGCACCCTCGTCGGCAACGAGGAATCGCTTGCCAATTCCAGCTATGACGTAAAGCCGTTCTGGCATCGTCACGCTGTTCTTGTTGACAAGGAGCAAGCCCACATCGGTTCGTTTGACGTGAAGTCTGCGGCCCGTGACATGCTCAAGATTTGGGATATGGACGATCTGCGTGATCAGATTATTCTTGCCCTGTCTGCCACGGCTGAAAACTCCGGCTCATATGACGCGCTCAATGGCCACGCCAAGCAGGTTTATCTGCAGGACGCGACCACGGCGCAGAAGAACGCCTTTGCTGCTCGCGGCCAGTACCGCCTGCTGTTTGGCGCTGCAGAGTCGAACTACAACGCCACCTGGGCAACCGCTCTGGCTACCGTTGGTTCCGGCGATGAGCTGGGCCGCGCTGAAATCAGCCTGATGAAGAAAATGGCCCGTCGCCGGGTCAAAGGCACGTATCCGTCCATCCGCCCGATCCGGGTTGCTGGCGGTCGTGAATACTTCATCTGTTTCACCGGCTCGGACAACTTCGCCAAGCTGAAAGCGGACATGGAGACTGTCAATCTCGACGGTCGTCCGCGTGATGTCGGTGCCAACCCTGTCTTCCAGGACGGTGATCTGGAATATGATGGCGTTATTATCCGGGAGATTCCCGAAATCCTGTCCGGCTCGTCTGCTGGCCTTTCTGCCAACCAGCAAGCCGCTTACTTCTGCGGTGCGCAGGCGCTTGGTATCGCTTGGGGTCAGACCCCGCGTGCAACCGAGCGCAAGGAAGACGATTACGGCTTCCAGTACGGCAAGGGCACTGAGTCACTGTGGGCGGCTGAAAAGCTGATCTTCAATGACTTGGATCACGGCATGATCACCGGCTTCTTCTACACGGCTTAAGGAGGCTGAGATATGACCACTCCCGCTCGTGAGTACACCACTCAACAGCTTCACTATCTGCGCAAGGGCATCACCTTCGCGGACCTTGATACAACTGTAACCCTGGGCGTGCTTCCTGCAGGCGCTATCGTGGACAATGCCTATGTGATTGTCTCGACCGCGTTTGACTCTGGCACGTCTGATGTTCTCGACATTGGCACTTCTGGTGACGGTGACGGGTTCGCTACTGATCTAAGCTTGCAGACTGCAGGCAAGATCGCGGCTGATGAGCTGGCAACGTCCGACGACCTTGGCCCTTATGCCTCGGACACGACCTTGCAAGCCACTTTGGTTGCCGCTGGTACTGCCGCTACGGCTGGTGCCGGTGAAATCGTCGTCACGTTCCTCCCGGACAATGACGGCTAAATGAGGATCGCCCCGCCAGCGCTTTCATGTAATGGCGGGGCGACCCCTTCAAACAATACGCCGCATTTGCTGTGCATCGCTGATATCTGGAGAACGCAAGATGGCTCTGACTAAAGCGCAAATGCGAAACAAGGTTCTGAGGATTCTGGGTCGCTTGCCTGAAAACCAAATCGCGCAGGCATGGGAATCTGACATTGTGGAGGACACGATTGATCAGGTGCAGGCCTTTCTTGAGGCTGAGGAGCTGGCTTTTTGGGAAACGAGCGCAATCCCTGACGGTGTGGCACAAGGCTATTCTCGGTATGTTGCGGGCCAGGTTGCTCCTGAATTGATGGGGGCAGAACAGGCTGTTCAATATGTCGGCTTGTCTGATCTTGGCATGCGGGCCATTCGTCGATTCTGCGCTACGGCTGATTGGCCGGTAACGGCGGTTTATTACTGATGGGATACCTGCCGCTCGGACTCTCGACATATCAGAGCAACGACTACGGGTTTCCGTCTGTCGAGCTTGAGAATTGGTTTGCCGAGCAAGCCCCGGATCGTAATGACCGTCCTGCGCGTCTTTTGCCGGTGCCTGGCTTGGTTTCGTTCGCTTCCAGCCTCAATGGTGCCATCCGGGGTATGGATCAGCGTGACGGCCTTTTGAGCGACAAGATGGTGGTGTGTGCGGGTGCGCGCATCTACACGATTACATCAGGCGGGACGGTTGTAGAGGTTGGCACGGTAACGGGGACGGGTAAGGCGCACTTTGCCGGGTCTCAAGCTGACATGGTGGTTGCTGCCGGAGGGACGGCTTATACGGTCACCGGCTCACTGACGAGCATTACGGTCGGGGCGTCTACGGGCAACATCATTGACGTTGCGACATACCAGCAGCGCCATATCTTCGCGGAAGAGGACAGCGGGCGGCTTTGGTTCTCTGATCCGGGTGACCCGACCACGGTTGCGAATACGGCCTTTGCGACATCCTCTGATGAGGCTGACCCGCTTTTAGGCGTTGAGGTCTGGCAAGATACGATTTGGGCACTGGGGACGCAGACGATCCGGGGCTATGTCGGAACGGGTGATGTGGATGCGCCGTTTGTCCCTCGCCCTGGGGCTTTGTTCTCGACAGGCATTGTTGGCAACGCGGCTATCGTGCGGGCTGACTTTGGCTTGTATGTGGTGGGCGATGATGGGCGGGTCTATCGCGCCGCGCAGGGCATTGAGGCTATCAGTACGCCACCGATTGAGCGCTTGATTGAGGATGTGACGACAAAGAGCGACATTCGGTTGTCGGCTCATAACTGGGGTGGCCATCAATTCCTTGGCCTGCATCTCCCCGGTGTTGGGGATTATTTCTTTGACCAGCTGACCGGGTTTTGGCACCGCCGCAAGGAGATTGGAAACGCCCGTTATCTGGCGCATGACTTCCTGAACGCGCATGGTGTGACTTATGTTGGTGATCGGTCTGCGGGCACGATCTACACGGCTGACAGGGACGTGTTTACGCATAACGGGGCTGAGGTTCGCCGCGTCGCTCAATGTCTGTTCCCTGTGGAGGATAACCGGCCTCAGATTTCCAATCTGGTGGTTGAAATGCAATCCGGCGTCGGTCTTGTGACGGGACAGGGCAGTGACCCGCAAGTTATGATGCGGCATTCGCGCAATGG